TTTATTTTGGGCCCCTCGGAAGGTTCATGTCGACCAACAGACGAATACCAGTTGATCGGCGCGTGCGTGCAGACGGTGTCTGCTTAGTATTTTACCCAAAAATCCGAACACATATCAACAGCACTGGTTGAGCTTTGTCAGCGTGGACACGTCAAACGTAGCGGTGCCTATTTGACGTAAAGCAGATTGATCACAAGATCGTCGTAGCGATGACTAACGATTGAGTGGTTTATTAACGTAACTATCAGGAGAGTAAGATGAGTGACTTAGCAAAGGAAATTCAATCAACGTTTCTTATAAACAGCAATGTTGTAGCGTCGTTGAGCGACATAATCAGAGTAGACGAAGGATACTACTTCCCACCATCGGTCATACGTATCTGGCGTGAAGCCAAGAACGCTGCAGACTTAACACGCGGCAAGAAAGGCGCGTTAGCTCAAGTCATATCAATGATATGCAGAGATGACGGTATATACACTGACCCTGATTACAGACCGACTAGCGGTATTGCGACACTAGCTGCGTATCGCGTCATCAGAGATTTTGTTGCACACGAACTACGTGATCGTCAAATCATTCAAGCACCAAAGCAGCCAGCACCGATCCGCAAACCATTTACACCTTTTTCAATTGATTAAGGTTAAGGAGATAACATGATAAAAGCTACCATTTCGAAGAACGTATTTAAGGGTATCCCATGGTGGTTATTACCACAAACTAACTACAAAGGTAGGAATTGAGTTTATGTTGAATACTAATAATAATACAAACATGACATCATCATATTCCATCATCGGTATCCTCGCTGCGCGTATTGAGGGTTACTCAACCTTCGATATAGCCGAAGCTTATGACATCAGCGAGTTCGACGTTTCAAGGCATGCTTCAGCATCTCTCCATGACGTCCTTCGCGAATTTGGACTCGTCACACAGTTCAGAATCAGATTCGGTGGTGTCAACGCTTCGTACACAGACTTCGCCGACTGGATAGAAAAGACCCGCGGAGTCCCGTGGGTCGCGGTTCTGACTGAACGTGAAGCCATCGAGGTAGTAGAAGTTTTGCAGTATATAAAAGCACTAGTGCGTTACAATTCATCATCTTTATCAAGAGCAATCTCATCAAAGGAGACACACAATGTCGAGAAAAATCATCATCATTCCAGTTAAAGCCGTTTTACCAGAGGGCGTTACTATACCAGTTGTTTCGGAGGGGTCGTTCATCGATCGCTTATATGAGGCGACCGATAAAGAGATTATCCTTCCTGTCACGACGCGTGAGCTACAATTGCTCATCGAGTATCGCGACTTACTCGACATTGACATCCGCGCAGTTATAGGGCTCACAGGTGCAATGTATAATACGATTTGGAACACGTACATCTCGACCTTGACTCGTATAACTACAGACAACTTACTGTATGAATCTAAGGAAGAGGCTGACGCTGCATCACAAGCAGGTCAAAATGTCGAATCGACATACGAATCGAGAAAGTCGTCTGTCGTGCCACTTAACACCAAGAAAGTTGAAGAGGACGACGGGGAGATAATGTAATGTCGTTTGACGATAGATACAAAATCGACCGCCGTCGCGTCGAAAACTGGAAACCGCTCCTCGAGAGTCAAGGTTTACGGCGCATACTCCAACGTAAAAGATATTCGAAGGGTGTCGAGCTATACCCGAACATTGTCTCGGATGCTCCTATCACACTACGCGAGATGCCTAAACTTGTTCGCTCCTTGAACGCGGCTTTCAAATATAGTGTTAAAGATGACGGTTTAGTCGGGTCAAACGCGATCGCCGGCAATTTCAATGCGTTGCTAACGGTAGCCGGCCACGGTATGCATCCAGCGTCAATCCCTCCGGTTACGAATGCCTTAATACGAAGCGGCCTTGAACTTAAAGACGCTTTTCAGTCTGATAGGCATCGTAGAATCGCCGAAGCTATCTTTGATGCAATGATGTCAGAGCCAGTACCGGCTAAGGTGTCAATCAGACGCGAGGCATCATCTGGTTCCCCCGATTACGTGTCAGACATCGTGTACAAGAAGGATGCACTCCGTGTCGCACTTGAGAATCTAGATGAGTTTCTCCAACTCATCGCTGACGGTAAGCTGCTTGAACTATACGTTAAGTTTAATTCAACTATTGTTCAAACATTAGGTGAGCGTACGCAAGCTGACTCCGCTGAACTCACTGATTCTGAACTTATTTCAAAACCACGCGAAGTTAACGATGAGTTAGCTGCGAGATCGGGATTGAAAGAAGGACGCAGATTCACTGCTGATAAACGTATTTTCATTGATGGGAATGAAGTTAAGTTTCACGCTGCAGGCAGACGGCGCGCTGTATTCGGTATGTCATTCACGGTAAACTATATCATAGCTGCTGTGTATGCTGCGTACCGTGAAACGTATCTTAACAGGTACGCTTTTACGTGGAAGCACCGCACGCCTGATTCGATCTTGGAGAAGATGAGAGGTTTTAGTAATATGGCCGGTTTTGACGTCAAGCAATTTGACCAGTCAGTACCGACTTTCTTAATCGACTTCTATTGCGCACGTCTCGAACGCGTGATGGATAAAAGATTGGCGAAATTAATACGGATGATGTTCGCTGCTCCATATATCATGCCTCACCCCGGTATCTACGGGCGCGAATTCGAGCCGATCGATCCACTATTCGGTGACGACCCTTTCGACGAGGCAACTTTCGTCATGGAATTGGGTTTACCAAGTGGTATTGCGTGTAATCCAGATTTTGGAAAGTTCGCGATGATGTTCCAGTACCTCTGCGTCGCTGACGAGTATTATCACGACGTGCTTGAGTTCGGGGTCGACGACATCTTACGCGGGGAGCATCCCAAATACGCTTTTCTCAATATGGGTGACGACTGCGTCTTATTGAACAACGATGACGCCTTTCAGCGCTGGATATTGGATGAGAAGTATTCATCCGATTACTTCGCCGTTGAGCGGGAGGAACCAATCTCGTTCTTAGGTAACGTACCATATAGAGATGACGCCGGAAAATTGCAATTGGCACCGAATATTGCATCTTTCTTCGTTAACTGGTTAGTCCCGGAGCATGGTGTCAATTCACGCATGCGGAAGAATTTCTGGGCAGTCGGTGACAGAGAGCGTCGACAGCACTATTCACGCGCGCCTGCATACACTGAGGCGTACGGAATATATGAAGATTGGTTCGTCAATGCTTTTGGGCGGACACCATCTTCGATCTCAGCTGAGTATTACGACACGCAACGTAAGATGAGTGGGTTGTCTTATATCGATGCTCTTGTTTTACAAAACCCAGCGTATTTAGCATATCGTTTTGACGCTGATGATGTCTCACCAGATGTACTAGATTTACTCGTAACATCACTGCCAGCCGAAGAGGTTTGGCCTTTAATCAACAAATTTATTTCATAGGAGAATTAAAAATGGCACAAGATCAAACGACCATGTCGCTATCAGAGCGATTGGCGACAGCACGCCGCGACATTGCTGTATCTTTGAAGTTAGAAAAAGTGTACCAATTCGCACGCGATGGAGAGTCTGTTGCTCTAGTCGAATCGACCCCCGTTGCTTTCCATTCGTGGACTGACGTTGAGGTCCAAGGAAAGGTTGAACCGATTGAGGTTCAACTAGGTCGTGGTAAAGCTGACACGATCAAACTTTACCCCGGTGTTACCGTAATCATGGGCAAAGCAGGTTCAGGGAAGACCTTAACCGCGTATGATCGTATCTTTCGATCACTCATCGCTAAGTATGGTAAAGCGTTTGCTCACTATACAAAGATCTTCGAACCTGGCGAATCAGAACGCTTCGACGCGGGATCGACATCAGAGCCAGTGTTCGAGGCGGAATTCGCCGCTACACTCGCGCATCACTTGTTGAGTGATACCACGCGAGTATACATCGTCGACTCCTTCAGATACCTGTTCTACGGCAGTGGTTCAGGTGCTACGGGTAAAGGTGGTGTTAATATGTCATTATTCATGGACTTGACGCACTTAGACACGGTAGCCAGAAAATTGGGTAAAACCTTGGTTATTCTAGTCAACCCAATGACCGACGATGACACGGCCTTCGACTTCTATGTTGAAGCTGCTGTTGGCGCCGTGAGTTCGGTGTTAATTATGAAAGCTTATAATGAAGCTCGTTTCTCGTCCCGTGACAGCGAGAACAGATCGTTCTTTAATATAAAGATCACTGAATCGCCATTCGTTAAGAGCTCCGCTCAAGACGTTATTAAACCGCAACGCGCACCAACCGAGCAAACGGACAAGGTGAGCAATCTTTTTGATCGAAATACAAGAAAATAAGGAAAACATATGTCAAACGTTAAACTAGAAGGTGGTCATTTACAACTCGCAGTCGGCAGAGGCAAACCGAAGACACTTAACACAATCATCAGGTCCGTGAATGAATTTATCAGGCCACAGGGTGAAGTTCGCTCGATTGCCAAGTTCATCAACATCATGCTTGACAAACGCGGGCCAGGTTTATGGCAAGGCGTAGTAGGTGGTCCTAAATCGAAAACCGAACACCTAGCTGAGCTGATGGTCACACATGGCGTCGTCGAGCAAGTCGCAACACAACTAATGGATGGCAACTTGTTGCGCAATATTAACGACAAAGTCGTTCGAAACAACCAGCGCTTCCGTTCGGGTGTTTTCACTATGGATTACCCATCATTGTTTGATGCAGTGTCATCAGTGGTTGGTGGATCGAAGAGTGCAAACGATCCAGCTCGTCACGTGACGCGCATCATCACTGAGATCATATCGCAAGCATATACAAAGATCAACGTTATGGTACCTTTTGTTGGTGTCGTCGAATTAATGTACGAGGTATCCCCGATTGCCAATACTGATACAATTATTACAGCAGCTGACGTAGCCGCTGTCTCTGAAATCCTGGAAATGATCGAATTGTCGATCTCGATCAAGGACGCACGCGAGTTCTCTCCAACTGTGACTGAGGCTATCCTAGGCCCAATGTTAACACAAGCTGCGAACCGCCTGATGGCAACGGTTCGATATCGCAATTATATCAAAGACACGGCAGTATTAGTTGGCAGATTTATCGCGAAGCCATCGATTTTGCCAGAGCACGTGGCGGATAACGCTGACTTAGCATACCTCGCGACCAACGCGTCATTTGCTATGGATGCGATTCTGCTAGCCGATAAACCAGTCGTGACTCCTGATTTTGACCTGCGTGAGGCAATTTCATATACAACAACACGAATCCGTGAACTGAAACGTTTCGAGTCAGTATCTATCGAGCGATTCAGAGAGATGTACAGTCATTCTGTCGTCCGAAACCCGGATGGGTCGATTGCTGGCGCATTTGTACACAGGAATGAGACTTTTGCGATTAACCCGCAAGTCTCAAAATTCGTTGACCGTAAGAGCTTCTTCTTACAGTCTCCCGTGCCAGTTGCCGAAGCATACTTAAGTCCAATCACCGAAGCAATCTCACGGGCATATGGTGACGGAATGCTTATTAAAACGATAGAGGTTGCGAGCCAGCATCTGCTAACGCGTATGTCAGAGCGTTACAACACATTCGCTCGTGTAGGTGGACATCTACTAGCATTAAATATGTCTGAGTCTGAGCTGACTTTCTATGCGCTAGGCTTCGCCGATCGCATGTACATTGTCAATCAAACTGATGACGAGAATGCTTTCTTGGGATCACGGATTGTTATGGGTGTCGCTGATACAAAGGCCTTCTATGAACCTATCGGTATTCACTCCGGTAACGAAGTTCTGGTTGACGATCCGCTTGAAGTTCTACTTCTCAAGCAGGAAGATCACGTTGGCACTGGCGCTTTTCCGAATCGTCCTCAGACGATATTAGACGATCTCCGTCAAGGCGTCTTGGCTGATCTAGGACCTGAAGAACTCATGTTGGATTTCGGGAAAGATGTCAAAATCACTCTTCCAATGTTGAACAAGACGAAGATTGAGAGTAACCAGTCGCTCCAGAAATTGTTAGGTCTCGAATCTCTTCGTGAGATTCACTTAACAGTAAATCTGGCGGCTGCGTCACAACTGACCAACGCGATGGCGGCATTATCTTACATCTATAATATCCTAAAGACGAATAAAGAGTCAAATGTAGACCAGATGCTTGCTCGTCAGGTCGCGATTGCAACTCATTCTCTTTACGGTCGCGTGGCTACATCAGACACCGTATACCGTCTGATAAGAGGTATCTTCCTTAATATTGTGCAAGATCCAGCTTTCACCGCTGATCGCACAGCATTGAGAACTCATCTATCAACCGCCTTCGTCCAGCAACAGTTGGCTTTGAGCACAACTTCATTGTTGTTACTCAAAACCGGTCTGTTGGAGTTCGGCGTCCAAAACGACATCAGCGAAATGTTCGCCGATGAGAACGTTGTTGAAGTCGCAACGACTTCTGAATCATGGGCAAAAATCATGAATCCAATTACACGATAAGTGTACCGTCACAATAGTGACTCAATAGCTAAGTAGCTGAGAGGGGTGCAGAGCA